TTACAGTTTTTCACCTGCCAGCAGACAGAGTGCCTTTAATCCTGTTTCGCTCCAGTCATCCTGGGTGTCGGGATGCATTGCGGCCACATAGGCCAGCTCGGAACGCAGGAAACGCAGACCACCAGCCATGTGATCTTTGCCATAGAAGCTGTGGGTTTCTTCATCCAGCCGGAAGAGAATCAGCAGTTGTTCATCGGGCTCGTGCTGAACATCAAAACCCAGCTCAGCAGCTGCTGCCTCTATCCTCTGGCCAGCATCAATATCTGCCGGCAGCGCTTTCCCGCCGTCATGCTTCCATACCCATGCGGCGGCCTGCGCCCACGTCATTTCAGTCTGGTGTTCGCCAGCACCGGCAGAATTTTGTTTAGCCTGCGATGCGTCAACGTCCACTTTATCGCCTGAAATAACAATTTCACCGCGGGCTATCCAGCCGTAAACAGTTTGCCGGCTAACGCCCATATGCCTGGCGTAGGCTGATTTACTTAACAGCATCCTGTGTTTCCCTCCGGGCAGAAAAAAGCCGCCCTCAGGCGGCCTGCTTCTCTTCTGAATGTGTCTGCCGCTGACTGCCTTTGAGCATCGCGGTGACATGTTCGCTTAACTGATCAAGGCCGGTCATGCGTGGCTGTACATCTGATGGATCGTCGTTCTTCCCGTACACGAGATTGTTATACCAGGTTCGGACGGCTGTAATTTGTGCGACATCCTTCCTTACCGCGTCGACCAGATCGGAAACCGCGCTAATCACCTGCCCGTTCTCTGATGCGATACGGGAGAAGCCGAGACGTTTTAGCTGTTCCGTATCGAGTCCCGAACACACTGCGTGCGCCCTCAGTAAGGCATCCGCCAGCTCCGGATGCTTTCCACTGTGCATCGAGAGAAGCATTTTTTCCTGACTGCGGCGATCCAGCCTTGCGAATGCCTGGCGCATTTCGCTGTCACGCATGAACCCCTGAACGTCATCAGTTGCCAGTGGATTAGCCGGAGCGAGTTTGTTCTTAAGGTAATCGAGAATGTTTGAGGCCTGATCACTTACTGCTGCAGCTCCGCGAGTGAATGCTTTCAGTGTGTCTGGATTTTTGGCTTCACCTGCCCTGCGGTTTTTTGCCTGCTCGTTCAAATCCGGATCGTTACGGATAACGTCCAGCAAATCCGCTTCTGCTTCTGCCTGCTGCGCCGTGACGCGCAGGTTAGTCAGTTCGCCGGCCATGCCGCGGAATAATGCTTCCATTCGCGAATCAGGCGCAACAACCTTACCGGCATAACCCGCCAGCTCAATGCTGTGTTTCCCTATTTTGATTGAGTAGCTCACTGGCCAGCCTCCATTTTAGATAACCCTGCATCAAATACCTTACGCGCAACAACATGGATTGATGGCGCGATCCCTAGCCCCGACGTCTGGCGCTCCCTTTCCTGAATAGCTTTCAGGGCCTGAATCTGCTCCCCGTTCAGCAGAACGGGCTTAACGTTAACCTTGCTCATGATGCCCCCTGTTATAGCGACCGTTAAAGTTCCATTAATCGCAACAATCAAATAATCAATTGCGATTTATGAAACGATGTTAATGAAATCGCAGGGGTCCACAACCGAAAAGAGTGGATGCGTTTTAAAGAATTTGCCCTCAAGGTATACATGGTGTTCATAAAGAGGGTAAATTGCTTATAAAACATGTAATTAACCTATGAATACCGGTGTACATACAGCTCTTTGAAGTGTTCATGGTATTCATATTTTTGTTTACTAAATAAGCACTGGGTTAAAGTGTTCTATGAACACCATGAATACCCTATGAACACCTTAAACAAAGGTGTTCATATACTATCTATATGTTTTTATTGATATTTAATCAATCCATGAACACTATGAACACCTTTGACGCTATTTAGCTAAACATTCATCCCTTTTTCTCAGCTAGCGGATGCGCCAGCGGCAACCAGTCCTCCGCACTTTCTGAAAGTTCGACGTTCGTCACTACGCCGCGGGTCTTTCTCTCCTTGCGGTACTCGTGATTAAACTCCCGCATGGCGCTTTCCATTCCCTCAGAGAATTTATTCAGCGTCAGCGGCTTCTCGAAACCGTTCGCCTCAAGAAACTTCAGATAAGCGTGATAGAGGTACATGCGGGGGCGATGAGGCGGGTTACGGTTACCCACCAGCATTCCCACGCAATCAGCCAGGCGCTCCAGATGCGCGCAGAAGGCATAAAGCGGATCCGTTTTCTGTTTCACTTCTAATGCCTCTTCGCTGTTCCGTTGCTCAAGCAGCAGCGCCCGCGCTTTCTCCGGGTTCGCAAAGTTCGCCAGCAGCCGGCGAACAACCACCGGAATTTCAGCGGATATCTTTTCAGCCAGGTCGGGATCCTTATCCTCTTCGCTGACGCGCCGGTTAAACTGGAAAATTACGCGGCGCCGGGAAACGCCGCCGGCACGTTCGGTGAAAATCATCGGCGTGTTGTTCGTGGCCACAACCACCGCCCGCAGAATAGCGGTGTACTGGTGCTCATGCTTCGGGTCTATCTCCACGGCATCCCCGCCGGTGATCGCCTTTATCCCGGTGCCCTCTCCTGAATATTTGGGCTGATCAGGAAGCGTTATCATGCTTTTCCCGACGAACTGCGCCCGCCCACGCGCGCTGTCGAGCGCCGCCATGTTCCCGCTGGCGGTGTTATGCGCGCCGGCCAGCATCGTGGCGATATGGGTAAAGACGCTTTTCCCGCTGCCACCCTCCCCGGTTATCTCGAGGAACAGCTGCCAGTCGTACCGGTTCGCCAGCACCATAAAGAGCGCTGCAGCGATGCGCTGCATCTTAATTGCGTCTCTATCTGATGCGTAACTTAGCCACTTATGGAAGTTCGGCGCGTGGTCGCGGAGGTTTTCGCCCGGCACCGCCGGCGTATAGGTCACGCCGTTATGGTTGGTCAGCCAGTTATCCTGGCTGTGTTCGGAGAAAACGCCGGTTTCCATATCGTAGACGCCGTTTGCAAAGGGTATCAGGCTGCGCCGCGGCTCCCCCATTACCGGGATAACGATTTTCAGGGCGTCGATAACGTTGTTGATCGCGCGCTTGCTGAAGTTGGTTTTGTTCTCGTTGTAGATAGCCACCATTTCGCGGCTCAGCTCGAGCAGAGACGTTTTCTCCCAGATGCCGGCGCGGTAGACGTACACACCTTCGCTGTTTTCATGGATCGCAATGCCGGTGTAACGCGCGGCCAGTATGAGCGCCTTTTCGTTATCAGCCAGATCGCGGAGGTTTACATCCGTCAGCGGTTTACCGATCACCATGCTTTTGCCGGCTTCCGCATCGGCTTTGAGGCGCGGCAGCTGTGGCGTCCAGTCCTCCAGAAGCTGATAACCTTCAGAGTAGAATTGCGCGCGCTCCACGCCGGCCACCGCCAGCTTTGTCGCGAGAATGGTTATCTGCCGTTCGGTCAGATGCCCGCCTCGACAAACCCGGGCATAGAGCCGACCATCATCCACAATCCGGATATTCTCCAGCTCCGCCAGCTGCTTTTTATCCAGCACGACCGGCGGCACGGTGTCACCAATCGGGTTCATTTCCTGCCATGCTTTAGCGAACGTCCAGGCATCAGCGCCGGCAAAGATAATTGACTCCTCCATGAGATCCGCCGGCTGCTTTTTAAGGTTTGGTGCACTCTTCATTTTCTGTTCCCTCGCTCCCTGATGATTTCCCGCATAACCCGAATTCGTTCGATGCCCTGCACCCGCATAATTCGATCGATATCTCTTCCACCGGTGCCCGGCGCGGAAGAAACAAATTCAAACTCCCGCACCAGTCTTTCTGGCGTGCAAAAACACGGTGAGCTGTACCCTTCGCGGCAATATGTCACTCTGTCGAATCGGTAACTTTCGATAATTACCAGGTTGCCACGACCGTCCTTCCATTTATCGCCCGGCCTGATTTCAGGGTGAGCGCGGCCACCAGCAGCTAAGCCGGAATTTTTAATCGTCATATTTTTTACCTCACGCCGCTGGCGGGATTACCTGATAACCAATTTTCCTCAGAAAGCGCGCGGCACTCTCCACCGTAAAAATGATCTCGTCGTCCATAAGGGGGCGCATCGACTGAAGACCATTTGACGTATCCACCAGATAGCGGCCGCCGGCCGGAAAACTGAAAACGTTTTTGCCGTCGGCCCGGCGAACCAGATCGTAAACAGGAGTCATAATTTCTCCTCCCCATCCCTTAATGACTGGCTGGCAAAACAATATCGCGCACTATTTAATTGCTCAGATACGTGATCGGCAAAAGCGCCGAGACGGCAAAATTGGATAACCATTTTCATACAGATACCTCCATGGCCAGACGGGATTGAATGGCGGAGGCCTTACTGCCTAACTGGAGGTAAGTTCGGGTGATTGCCGGGTTACTGTGCCCGAGCATTTCAGAGGCGACCAGCAAGCCCTGTTCGCCGCCGGCGGACATGAGATTAAAGGCGGCAATTTTGCGGCTGGAGTAGGCACTCAGGCGCAGACGCGTGTTTACCACTCGGGTAAACCACACCATTACGTTATGCAGTTTCTTCCAGATTGTCTGGCGGCTCACGCTACCTTCCAGAGACTGGCAGCGATTACTTTCAATCTGGCTGCGGGAAAATACCAGGTCGTCACCGATAAGATTGCGCTCCATGCGTTCGCGCAGTCGTTTGATGATGCCCGGCGGCAGCTGTTTGGTGTCGTGCTTCACTTCAGCCTTTGCCACCAGCTCAAACACGATCGCCTGTTCTTCTTCCGTCATGCCGGCGGCCAGTTCGTCACAGCTCACGCTATCCCAGTGCATGTACCCAATGTGATCGCCAGCAAGCCGGGCAGCGTCCTTGCGCTGCTGGCGAACAATCTCGATCCCCTTCCGGGTCGCTCTGGCTTCCGCTGCTTTGGTCTGCTTCGCTACGATGATTGTGGCAATGCCGGTTTCCCAGTTGATGCAGGAGTAACGGAAGTTGCACACGTCGCTGGTACGCCAGCCAGTAACGGTCGCAATATCCCACCAGAGTAAAACCCAGTCCGGCTGAGTCTGCTGGATGCGTTCACGTAGTTTGTGCTGCTCTTCCCGTTCGTAAACAGGGGTCATGGTGCGGGTGCCCTTCGTGGTAGTGGCTTTTACCACGTTACCGCGCAGCTCGCGTGCTTTTGCTGTCAGGGTCTGGAGGTTAAACATGCTGTACCTCCTTAAGACGAAAACGACACGCCAGAATACAGACACATCCTGCAGGCGTTTTTTCGCGTGCTTCGTGTTCGGTGGAAGCAGTAACGTTGACGATCTGATTTGTGAATTCACCCAGGGTGAGAAAACGCCATGTAAATTCAGGGCGTGTTTGGGTAGACTTAGTGCAAGCCATAATGTTAGTACCTCTAACGTTGTGGTCAGACGCCCTGAAAGTGTTCCCGCACTTCGGGGCGTTGTTTTTTTTAACTTCTGTGTGTAATGTGTCATCACACATAAACACATTACATCGGGTGTAATTAACGTGTCAACACACAAAAACGAGAGACGTGGTAATCCTCCATTCCAATTTCGGCTGGATCCGGAACTGCGAGAAATGATGGAACGGGCGCAACAGCAAGATGGTGATGAGTCACTAGCTGCGTGGCTGAAGAGGATCGTTCGCAAAGAACTCCAACAGCGTGGAATTGCCCCTAAAGAGTAAATAATGAAAAAAATCCTGATTGGTCTTATCGTCTTATTAATAGCAGTATTCGCACTCAAATCATGCCTCAGCAGTGAGAGCGCTTGCGGAAGTAACGAAAAAGACGTACTGAAGCAAAGTTGCGAAAAATTACTAAACAAAAATTGATTATCGCTAGGGGCGACGGAGAGAGCCTCGCCCTTGCTACGGGGAATAATTAATTGGCTGCTTTCGGTGCGAGCGAAGCCCTGCCCCAGATGGGCATAAATTTTCTTCATGGCATTAACCTTTTCGAATTGTTTAGTGAGCTGTCGCGACAAACTTATTCTGCGAGATCCGAAGTGCAAACTCTCGCAAATTATCTCTGCTCACGGAATCTCAGTTCGTTTGGCTGCGTGACGATTCAATGCGCTCACTAATCCATTCATCAATTTCGCTTTCAATGAAAGCGATTGCTCGAGAACCAATCTTTATGGATGAGGGGAAACGTTGCTCAGCCATGAGTCGATAGATCCAAGCCTTGCTATAGCCGGTTCTGCGCTGAACTTCAGGTAAGCGGATAAGGGATTGGGACATATATACCTCTCGAAGTCTAATGTGGTCTACGAGGTATATTTCAGCAAAAACATGCGGGTAGTTGTGGAAGTCACGGTAAATCAGTTGGAAGCAGCGCCTCCACTGAAATAGAAGTACGGCCAGAAGTTTTAGAACCTGAGGATCGTCTTTTTGGAAATCCTTACGAGCTATTTGGAAGCGTATGTGTTCAGAGCTTCATTAATTAGCATAGTCAATGCCTTATCTGTCACATCGATGCCATCGCCATGCTCCAATATGCTTCTTGAAGCACTTCTAGCAACTTCGGATTTGTTCAAATTTTTACCGCGAACATATTTGCCACCTGATTTTTCAAGCGCAATAGCCATTCCAGCGATCAGTTTTAACGCTGTATCTTTACCAGCAAACTCGCCCCACACGCTTCGTAAAGGCTGGTACTTTTCGCTAGAGCTATCTGGATCACATCCAAACCAACTATCTGTAGCTGATATTTCTTTTACAGCCCAAGGCCAAATATCATTGGAATAAAAATCAGCTCCAGTGATATCTCCGCCAGGTGAGCTAGACCATGTTCTCTTGGGATGTAGTTCTTCTGCGTTTACAGCACTCAAAATTATCCTCAAGTAACTGGAAGCAATGTTGTAGATCTCAGGAGGGAATTTAGCTTTCAACTCATCTAAGCGTGAACAACTGTACACGCCAGCCATAGCCATTGCAGCCTGCTCAGCAGTGACCACACGTTGTCGGCGAAGATGATGGGGCATGTTGAGGATGTTTTCTCGCATAAAAGCTTCCTGCTAACGATAGTCTACAGAAGTCTACTACTGTCAATTAGCACTGTCTATACATACAGTTAAGCGCTTTTTCCAAACGTTCCATGCACTACATTTTCACCGTTTTCCAAGGCCTCCATATAGTCGGCATACCACTGGAGCATTTCGCGGCGGCCATCAAGATACTGGGCGTGGTTGTACGTTCCTCGAATAGAGTTTTTGTCGACGTGTGCCAGCTGCGTTTCTATCCACGCGGTGTTGTAGCCCTGTTCGTGCAGGATGGTACTCATGGTATGCCGGAAACCGTGCCCGGTTACTCTTCCCGCATATCCAATTCGACGTATCAAGACGTTCATCGCCATTTCGCTCATTGGTTTACTGTGCTGAATCCTACCAGGGAAAATGAACCGATAATTGCCGGTGACGAGGCGTAACTGCTCCAAGATGGCGATCGCTTGGTCGGATAAAGGGACGCAGTGAGGTCGACGCTTTTTCATGCGCGCAGGTGGTACTTCCCATAGACGCTTATCAAAATCGATTTCAATCCACTCTCCCTGGCGTAATTCGCCAGGGCGTAGGCCGGTAAGAATCTGCAAGCGCATCGCCAACTTTACAACCGAACTGCCGCTGTACGTGTTCAGCGTACGGAAGAATTCGGGAAGTTCGTCACTGGTAAGAAAAGCGTAATGCTCTTTCTTATGAGGGGCGAATGCGCTGGCCAGATCCGGTGCCGGGTTATAATCAGCTCGACCAGTAACAATCGCGTATCTCCACACCTCCCCGCAACGCTGCCTAACCTTTCTCAACTTTTCTGTCGCTCCTCTTTCATCCAGCTTAGAAAGAACTGACATGAGCTCCATCGGTTTGATATCGGCGATAGGACGCTGCCCGATATACGGAAATACATCAGCCTCGAAGGTTTTCATCATTTCTTCGCCGTAGGATTCAGACCAACGGTCTATGCGCTTGGCGTACCATTCGCGGGCAATTGCCTCGAAGGTATTTTGATTGCGATTCAGCTTCGCCAGCTTATCTTCTTTGCGTACATCGCTGGGATTTATGCCACCAGCAACCAACCTACGGGCATCATCACGTTTGCGCCTAGCATCATTGAGAGTTACATCCGGATACGTGCCCAACGAAATCATCTTGGGCTTACCATCGAAACGGTAGCGAAAACGCCACCCTCTAGATCCGTTCGGCTCGATGAGCAGAGACAGCCCATTGCCATCGTTGAGTGTATAGGACTTCTCACGGGGCTTAGAGCGCCTGATTTCAAGGTCTGTGAGGGGCATTGTGTATAGTTCCAAAGTGTAGAGCACGAGCTATACGCATTACTATACACATGAATGTATAGATTTGAGTAGACGTTAGTTTACTTCAGAATACAGAGATACTGGCTAATGCCTTGTGATTGTTGGGTTTAGTTGATTTGAGTAGACGTTAAGAGAAGTGTATTTGGAGCGGGCGAAGGGAATCGAACCCTCGTATAGAGCTTGGGAAGCTCTCGTTCTACCATTGAACTACGCCCGCTTTGAGGTGCGTAAGGCATTATAGACCTTACGCATGTTCACACAAGCCTCCCGACTGCTAACCGGTGAATAATTAACCGCTTAGCATTTCGGTTTGCTGCCCTGCGCCGGAAGGTAGCGCTGAGGATCAATCGCCGTTGCGCGATAGCGAATCTGGAAATGCAGCGCAACGGAACTGGCTCCCGTGCTGCCCATGGTCGCGATTTTCTGTCCGGCTTTTACGTTTTGTCCGTTATTCACCAGCAGCGTATCGTTGTGCGCGTAAGCGGTAATGTAGTCCTCACCGTGCTTAATCATGATCAGGTTGCCGTAACCGCGCAGCTGGTCGCCCACGTAAACCACCTTCCCTGCACCCGACGCATAGACTGGCGTTCCGCGCGCATTCGCAATATCAATGCCTTTGTTGCCACCTTCGGCGGTGGAGTACGGCATAATCACTTTCCCACTGGCAGGCCACACCCAGCAGCGTTGCCCGATCGGCGGCCAGGACGATTGCGGCACCGCATAAGACGGCGTCACTTTGGCGGTTTTACCTTTCGAGGAAGAGGATTTTTTCGCCGTCGAGCTACCGCTATTGAGCCTGAGCTTTTGCCCTATCTCGATGGTATAAGGTGCAGAAATATTGTTCAGGCGAGCCAGGTCTTTCACGCTCGTTCCGGTTGAGCGCGAGATTTTATAGAGTGTGTCGCCGCGCTTAACGGTGTAGACCGCGCCGGAGTAGCTTCCCGAATCCGCTGATTTACTGCCCGAACAGCCTGCCAGCATGAGCGTCAGCATCAGGCAAAAAAGGGCAATCAGGGGATTTCTTGTCAGGCTTCCTGCAAACAA